AAATGCTTGCCGTTCATTTTGTAATTTACAGGCAGAATGTTTTGTATATTTAAAAGCTAACAGCCTATTAAATGGACACAATGCAAAAGATAGCCAGTAGGCATCAAGAATACATCAACGGAATAATAGAAAAGGCTAATAGTGCTAACGACATACATAACGAAATTAATTGCCTAATTCACATGTCGGCAGGGTATATGGTCGAAACATGGGTGCAGTTTGGAACTGGAACGTATGAAGAATGCTACCTGGGAATACTCCTTGACCTTCAAAAGAAATTTGAGGAGAACATGTCTACTATGAAGAAACACGAGCGTAAAAAGAGAAATAAATAGCAATTTCCTCTTGACATTTCTAGATTATTTACTCAAAATAAAAACTAGAAATAACCCGCTCTATAAATGTCTGACTCTCAAACATTCAAAGACTCATTGCCAGGGAACGTTTATGCACTGGGGTTAACCAACAACGGTAGACCCAAGCTATACGCTACGGCAGAAGAGTTTGAGGTAAGGGTTATAGAGTATTTTACACAAATGAAGGAAGATAGTATAAAGGCTACCATAACAGGGTTAGTCTTATTTTTGGGATTCTCATGCCTGAAACAGTTAGCGGAATACGAACAACATTCTGATTTTTCCACCGTGGCAAAAAGGGCACGCCTAGCTGTTCACAACTCTTATGAGCATGGCGGTAACGCGATGGATATCTTTATGCTAAAGACACAAGGATTTAATGATAGACCAGGATTACCAAAAGATGGAGACGGAAAACTTAAAATAGGCAAAGACACAATAAAGAAAATGACAGAGGAAGACAAGGTGGAGCTACTACGAAAGATTGTTTCTTAACAGCTCAGGATGCACACACCCATATACTCAAAGGATAGAAATAAGAACCTTGAGCAAAGAGTAAACCTAATACAAAAGGCAGCCGATGACATAGTTGTAAGGTCTATTCTAATGGAAGATTGTGGTAACGACTTAGTGTACTTCGTTAACATGTTTGGATGGACATATGATCCTAGAATGCTACAGCCGCACTTGCCATTCACAACTTACCCTTTTCAAGACACACACCTAAGAGACATGATAGATGCCATTGACAGCGAAGAGGACTTTATCTTCGACAAGTCAAGAGACATGGGAGCCAGCTGGCTAGTAGTTGCAATAATGGTATGGGGATTTTTGTTTAAGGGGTGGGGACAGCTTTACGGATCTTACAAAGAGTCATACGTTGACAAGAAGGGAGACATGGACAGCCACTTTGAAAGGATAGCTTACTTCATGGAGAGATTACCAGCATGGATGAAGCCCGCTGACTTAATTGACAAACACCTTACTATAAGTTCTGATGAGCTAGGATGCAGCATAACAGGTGATGTAGGCGAAAACTTTGGAACAGGAGGAAGGCAAAAGGTAGTGTTCTGCGATGAGTTCAGTTACTGGACACACGACAGGAACGCCTTCAGAAAGACAGCTGATGTAACTAACTGTAGAATTTTCTTCGGAACTCCTAATGGTAGGTTCAACGTCTTTGGTAAAATTATGACCAACGACAAGGACTATAAGCACTTAGGGATTAGAAAGAAAAGTTTACACTGGAAAGAGCATCCACTTAAAGACGAAGTATGGTACGAAAAGCAGAAGCTTAAAAGAACGCCACTAGACATGGCAAGGGAGATTGACCTTAGTTACGACAACTCTGTAGAAGGCGCTGTTTACAAGTCCTTCCAGCAGACAGTACAGTTTGGAACTTACGAATTCAACCCTAACCTCTACACTTACACCACATGGGACTTTGGAAGAGACATGGTGGCAATCATATGGAAACAAAAAGACTTTGACACTGGAGCGGTTTACACTATAGCTTCATTCCAAAAAGAAGACACAGATATTAAATGGTTTGCAGCCCTGGTTAACGGAGAGCCCACACAAGGATGCGTTTACAGCCCTGAAGAATATGAGTTCATAAAAAGGAGCAGGACATGGAGATACAGATACGCTGGACACTTTGGAGACCCATACAACGGTAAGAGCAGGAATGTCATCAGCACTAACACTATAAAGAAAGAACTAGCTAAATACGGTATACACTTACAACTAAAGCTAGGAACAACAGTAGCAGAAAGAATCAGATTAGTAGAACTAGCACTTGGAAGACAATATGTAGACAGCGATCAAACTGAATACATACAAGCAATGTCTCAGAGTCGCTATCCTAAGTACAGAGAGCAAGGGCAGAGAACAACAGAGATGCTACTTCCTATACATGACGCTTACTCTCACTTCAGAACAGCAGAAGAGTACTGGGCTGACAACGAGCCTGAAGCATTCAAGCCTAATTCCGACATGAAAGCAGCTGAGAAGTTTAACTCATAACCCCCATACGGCATGCCAGCTAAACACTTTAACGACAACGTATTTACAAGAGACATATTCCCCATAGTGTTTGGAAAAGGGCTAGGCTCAGGAATAGGAAGAGAGGTGTATGTTTACAAGCCTAACCCTGAGTACGTTATAAAAGTAGAGGATGAAGGCTTTCAGAACATAAGGGAATGGGAGACATGGAATGAGGTCAAGCATATGGACAGCCATAAGCACAACTTTGCTCCCTGCGAATACATAAGCAACTGCGGGATATACCTCATACAGAAGAGAACACAAAGGCCAATAAAAGAAGACTACCCAGAAATGATACCACACTATTTCTTTGACACCAAATTTGATAACTATGGAGTAATAGTAGATGGAAAGAAAAGAAGATTTGTATGCCACGACTATGGAACCTTCAGTCTATGTAACGGAATGACAAAAAGAAAGAAGAAAGCAGACTGGTGGGGATAGATAATTACACCCCATTCACATTTATAAGCCTAATAGATTGCGCAGTAGTAAAACTCTATAAATTGCGTAGTAACATTTAATCACATTGGATGGATAATCTAGATTTAAAACCAGATAACAAGCCGAAGAAAGTAGTCAAGACTCCAGAACAGTTGACAGCACTTCGGACTCTAGAAAGATACAGACCAATACGCCAGGCAAAAGATGAAAGAGTGGAAAGGGCTAGATTGATGTATGACAAGGCCTTTGGAGATGGAACACTGACACGTATTGACTCTTTGCCAGGATACATATTGAACATGGTGGTAGAGCTGTTTGTAACCCTTGCTAAGGTTCCTGACTTCAGGCTTATAGCCCCTGAAGCAACGGACGAGCAGGAAATACTAATGTCAGCCTTCCTAGAGCACAAGATTAGAAAGGGCGGATTTCACGACTTAATGGAAACGGGATGGTCTGGGCTTCATGAGTTAGCATTAGCAGGTTCTGTATGTGTAACTGGGGGAACAAAAACAGAGGAAGATGGCGAACCTGATGAGATTGGGATGCCAATTTACCAGATGCTGCCATCGGATAACACAATGTACAATCCAACTGCAACAAGAATCAGAGTAAACACTGCAGGAGGAGACGCTTTCAGGTTTGGATATATAGACACATTTGAACTAGAGACTGCCGAAGAGAAGTATCCAGGAATTCTAAAGATAGCAGACCCAGGTGACATTCCTAATGTTATATCTCTTTACCAGGAGGACGAACTAACAGATGAACAGAGAGCTGAAGCACGTTCTAAGCAGTGGATACAGGTTTTAACATTCTTTGACAGGCTTCTAAAGGTGGACGCAGTATACGGAGGAAGTAACGCAGCTCCATATAAAGAACTTAAAGGGGATGACTACGAACATAAGCTGTACGGAAAGACAATACTTCCAGTGGGGATTATGAATTTCTTTCCTAAAACTAAAGGAATAGAGGGAGTAGGAGCAGGTGAGATGTTCTACCCTATAGCTGACAACATAGACAAGATATCTTCAGCTCAGCTTAACAACACAACCGACAATTATAACGCCCCTGCAATCATATCCATAGCAGATGTAGAAGCAGAAAAAGTATTTGGACAGCTTGAGATGGCTAAGCAGAAAAGACTTAAAGGGGAAAGCTCATTCATGTCTTTCGATCCTAAGAATGGAATAGTAGGTCAGAACCAAATCAGTTACATCAGAAACGACTTCCCATATGCAGACACTGAGGCTATTGTAGCGAAGATGGAGAACGTAATTAAGAGGCTTGGATTCAATCTAGATTTCTTCTTTACTGACCCCGACAAGACTCTCGGACAAACGGAGTTCGACATTGAGGCTAGTAACTCGACTGTATCTAAGATAATGGCACGCAACACTGACTTCTTCCAATACATATATAGACATGGCGGAGAAACAATCACAGCCAACGGAGATGTTAACAGTGAAAAACCATTTGGGGCTGAGGTTACATTAGACATAGAAGGTGAGGAAGTAAGGGTTTCAGAGCTAGCAGGAAAGGTTACAACGGAAGGGGAGATTATCCAGTGGTTCAAGGACTTTGAATACACAATTGAAATAAACACTAAGACTGGAGTAAGGTTCAATAACAAACTAGAAGAAAGAACACTACTACGAAGGCTAGATAGAGCAGCACCAGGAAGCCAAGAACAGCTCAACGTGTTGAATGCTTTAGCATTTCTAGGCGGAAGCAAGAGGGTTAACAAAGAGGATTTAATGGGACCTCAAGGAGCACCGCAAACTAAGGGAGCGGCAGGGGCTGCACAGGCGGAGTTTGAGGATAAAAGTTCTCTTGAGTAGCACTTTACATCTTGAAATAATTTAGAAGCCCATAACATACTAAAAATGATCAAATTTCTCCAAAGGAAATGGCTAACAATCTCAGGGGCGGCATTAAGATCCACACAGAGAGACAGAAGGTTCAATTTTGAAAGCTTCACAGTAACTGAGATAATGGACATCATACAGAACGGGAAGCTGATTAAGAAGATGGTGCAGGTTGCATTAACAAAGACGGTGCACGACAAGGTGAATCACGAGAAAGAGGGAGCTATTCTAAGAGAAATGCTAAAGACACTAGAGGATATGGTAGACGGATTCGCTCACATTAAATCAACAAAAGACGCAGACGACAAGAGGAGAAGAGAACTAGGGCTTGAAAGATATAAAGGACATAGATAAAATTATTAACACTTACCCATGAGCTTCCAATACATTGAGCCGACAACAGAACAGATAAAGACAATGCAGATATTCAGAGACGAGTTTGAAAGAATCAGAGATAGAATCATGAAAGATGTAGAATATTCTAACGGAAGAAGAAACGCACTAAAGAAATTAGAAGAAGCAAGCTTCTGGCTAAATAAAGGAATTACTCATAACGATAACTAACATGAATGAACACACAACCTATTTAAAAGACAATGTACGAGGAAAATCTCAATGGGGACATCACGATACATTTGGAAACGGAACAACGAGAGATACATCTGATAACTCCGACAATGGCCTTTAACACCACAGTAAGTATGTCTTTTATAGGCTACATTCCGTATGGGGGTCTGTAGCCTATGATGGGTATATTTACATCTTAACAACACCGTTATGGCAGACCTCGACCTTAAGCCCGAAGACACTAAAACTGATCCTAGGGATAACGCTGAATCTAGCCCTGAAGACGCTCAGGTTAAAGCTAATGAGATTATCACAAACGTTCAGAAAAAGATTGACGCTGGTGATAAATCGCACTCTGATTACCCTGACTGGATTCAGAAAGAAACACGTCCTAAAGTAAATGAGGATGACTTGAAGAAAAAGCACTTCGCTGAGTTCAAAAAAGAGCAGAACAACAAGCTAAGCGAAGACGACAAAGAAAAGTCTAAGAAAGCTTTTGAAGCACTCAAATCTCAAATACCTAAGGACATCTCCGATGATGACTTTAATAGCCTCAATGATATTCTTGAAGAAGAACATGAAAAGGGCAGACCAGAGGATGACGCATTAGAATACGCTATGTATAAAATGGGAATTCCATCCAACAAAAATGAGTCCATCAAGAAAGGAATACGCATTGCAAGACAATCGCTTATCCCTAAAGGAGATTACGTTGTACAGAAGGAGGACAAAGCTTCAGGTGAAAAGAAAACTGAAGACAAGTACATTAACAACCTTCCAGAGAAGTTTAAGCCCAAAAAATAATACTTCTTAATTACCAAGGCTATGAGCTTTAAACTAGCAGATAGTGAACAAGTACGTACAATCCGAGTTGCTATTGCATCAGGAACAGTTATCCCAGCAGGAGATTTTGCTGGAATGACTTCTGGATTAGCAGTAGATGCCATTGAGACAACAACAGATATTGCATGGTGTCCAGCTGGATCAGCAGACGGAGAAACTATTTGTGAACTAACAGTCGGAAACGACTTTACACTCAAGGGTGTAGGTGACGCAGTCTTTGCAGTCACACAACGCGGAACAGAAGTAGACCTAACAGCAGCTCAATTAATTGACGTTGGCTCAAGTTCTACAGACGTTCTAAAAATCGATATCTCAGAAAACGCTGGAACAGTTGATTCCGCAGATGATATCGTTGTACGAATCAACAAACCTCTATTTTAATTCCCCCTCGGCAATGACCGAGTAACTTACCAAAACTATGCTTAACGATTACGCATTACAGGAAGTCAAAGGAATTAAAAAATCTTTTGACAACGCTTCTCGTCAAACAATCATGGACTTTATCCAAGTGCCGTATTTCGACACAGTGGTTACAAGCGAATGGGACGAGATTTTCAATTCAACGGAAGGGATGGAAGGAACTAAAAAACTTTCCCCTGACGAAACTCCACCTACAATGGTACTAGAGAATGGTTACAATGTAACTTTGACTCCAGACCGCTTCGGTGGTGCTATCCAAGTCACAACAACTGACATGGAGAAATTCAAAGACAGTACTACAATGGTGGATAAATACATCACAAAGCAAAGAGATCAAGCTTTAAAAACATTACAACACCAGCTTGTAACTCAAGCTCACTTAATGTTAAACGAAGCTTTTGATTCTGGCTCTGATTTCTTAGCTCCAGACGGAGTTGAAATCTGTGGTAACCACTCATGGGCAACTGGTACTACTTTCGACAATTCGGCGACTGACGCCTTAGACCAAGCAGCAGTTGACACGGCATTAGAATATGCAGGTGACTTCACAATGTCTGACGGAAAACCAGCACCTCTTAACTTTACTGTTATCGTAGTTAAGAAAGGCTCTGCAGCAGCTCGAGAAGCAAAGCGTTTATTCGCTTTTGGTATCTCTCCTACTGCAATCAATGATATCAACATCTACGAAGGTGAACTGACTATCATTGAAGTTCCTTACATTACAACAGCTAACAAATTAAACTGGTTTATGTTCGACCTTAGTGTTGAAGTAAGTCCACTTTATGTAGGTATCAACAAGGTGCCTACAATGGAAGCCCCAATTGTTCAAAACAATGGAGCAATTCGTTCTAATGTAGAAGGGTTCTGGAAAACAGGTGTGCAAAACATGCCATACAACGTTTACGGATCTACAGGTACTACGTAGGCTTAGCCTATACTGGGGAGGCGAAATTCCTCCCCTCTAATATATAATCCTTAACTAACAAGTTATGTTTAGAGAAAAACGATTAGTGAAAAAGCACGCATTCGAATTTATCGCTACAGGTGATGGGTTCAAAATCAAGAAAGCTGATGGTTCAATAGTTCAAGTCATTGATGAAAATGGTGAACTAGTGGCTTCTTCAGGCGGAGTAAAACAATACTCTATTTTAAAGCCAGAAGTAGGTGCAGCAGTTATAGTAAGTGCTGAAGATATTTCAGGAGGAGACGTTGCTGCGGCAAGTCTTGTGAGAACAGCTCTTGATTATCCTCGAAACTT